GGAGATTAATACTACCAGGGCAATCGCAGCTCAGATTCTACGTCACCGTTCGTTCACCTTCCAAGAGTTTTCTCAACGCTATGCAGATTCGTCCCTGCTTGGCGATGAGATTCCTCTGCCCGAACTTCGTCGTCAGGATACTACCAATCGTCAGAAGAGTATCGATGACCTTGACCCCTTTGTCAAGCAGAAGTATGAAATCTGGATGCAGTATCACTTCAAGCAGACCATGGATGTCTACAGGGAGATGCTGGATGCAGGTGTGGCAAAGGAATGTGCTCGCATGATTCTGCCCATGGCAGTGCCCACCAGAATTTACATGACGGGCTCAGTTCGCTCATGGATGCATTACATCGATTTGCGTTGCGCTCACGGCACCCAGAAGGAGCACCAGGACGTTGCAGAACTCTGTAAGCAGCATTTCATCTGCCAGTTCCCGACCATCTCTGAGGCGCTTGGATGGTGCCCTGAGGGCGACTGCGGATGCTCCCAGCACCTTGACGAGTGCAACTGCATTCAACCGTCTCTGAGGATTGACTGATGTACGAAGAACTAGATACTTTTGAACGTGCATTGATGCACTTCGGAACTCGTGTTGATGTTGTTTGTGCCATGGAAATGGGACACAAGATTGATAGTGAAACTGCCTATCAACTTATCAAGGCAGAACTTAAGTCATTGAAAAAAGTTCGTAAACAAATCAAACCAAAGGAGCAAAACAGTGCCGACATACCCTGTAATAAATAAGGTCACAGGAGAGAAACAAGAACTCTCCATGACCATGAAAGAATACGAAACTTGGAAAGGAGAAAATCCTGACTGGGACAAAGATTGGATGGCAGGCGTTGGTGGGGTAACCTACGGCACTCCCAAACAATCTGACGGATTCAAAGAAGTGATGTCTAAAGTGCAAAAAGCACACCCCCTAGCAAACTTGAGTCGTTTCACTTAAACTATGGCAAGAGCAAGAAAGCGCAACAATGGTGGTCCCCCTGTTCCTCCTCATATGACGCAGAAACAAATTAAAAGGAAGAAACCGATTGATAAAAGTTACATGGTTCCAATTAAACCATTAACTCCTAATCAAGAAGTTGTATTCGAACAGTATGGATTGGGGCAGAATTTACTTCTTCATGGTGCTGCTGGTACAGGTAAAACTTTTATTACGCTTTACCTTGCTCTTCAAGAGGTACTTGACGAGGCAACTCCTTATGATAAAATTTATATCGTAAGGTCACTTGTTCCTACCCGAGAGATTGGTTTCCTTCCTGGAGACCATGAAGATAAGTCAGCACTTTATCAGATTCCATACAAGAACATGGTAAAATACATGTTCAGTATGCCTGACGATAATTCGTTTGAAATGCTTTATGACAACCTCAGAGCCCAAGAAACTATTTCTTTTTGGAGTACTTCTTTTATTCGTGGAGTTACTCTTGACAATGCGATTGTCATTGTTGATGAATTCAGTAACCTGAACTTCCATGAACTCGATTCGATGATTACTCGTATCGGTGAAGATTCTAAGATTATGTTGTGTGGTGATATCACTCAGTCTGATTTGGTTAAAGAAAATGAAAGAACTGGTATCTCCGACTTCATTAAGATTCTTCAAAACATGCGAGAGTTTGCTTGTGTAGAGTTTGGCATTGAAGATATCGTTCGTTCTGGTCTTGTTAAGTCTTACCTCCTTACTAAGTACAATCTAGGTTTTTAAATGTTTAATTTTATTGATGTCGTCCTCAATAATCATGTTGAGGTCGAACCTGTGACACAAGACGGGACTAGGTTCTATCCTATTCCTGGAGCAGATAAATATTATCCGAGTGTAACCTCAATCACCTCGTTTAAGAACGCGCAGTTCTTTGCCGAATGGCGAAAAAGAATCGGTGAGACAGAGGCAAATCGTATTACTGCTAGAGCAACACAGAGAGGCACTGCATTCCATGCTTTGACGGAAGATTATTTCAAAGGAAAACTAGATATTAACAAGTACTTGGAAAATAATCCATTATCTGTTAGAATGTTTCAGTCGGCAAAGTCTACGCTGAACCGAATCAATAACATTCATTGTCTAGAAACGTTTTTGTATTCGCATTACCTCGGTTTAGCAGGTCGAGTAGACTGCATTGCTGAATTCGATGGCGAGTTGGCAGTAATCGATTTTAAAACCTCAACTAAAGAAAAGAAAGAACAGAACATCGAGAACTATTTTGTTCAAGAGACTGCATATGCAGCGATGTTCCTTGAGCGTTCGGGTATCGAGGTAAAGAAAATTGTCACACTTATCGCCACTGAAGAAGGAACTATTCAAGTATTTGAGAAGTACAATCTTGATGACTATTTACAATTACTCAAGTCCTATATTGAAGAATTTGTTAGGGGAAGAACAAATGTCTAAAGAACAATTAGATGACAAGTTTCTAACGCCTACTAAATTCTCTCAGGAGATTGAACGGTTGGTAAAAAGTAGTAATGGTTTAATTACATACGTTGAAGCTGTTATTACCTATTGCCAAGAGAATGAAATTGAATTGGAAACTGTTCCAAAACTTATTTCTAAACCTCTAAAAGAACGTCTGAGGCACGAAGCACAACGCCTCAATTATATGAAACAATCATCGAAAGGAGTGTTGCCCTTGTGACTGGATTTGAAGTGTACAAAATGTATCTTGCATTAAAACAACACTTCACTAAAGATAATTATGATTATGTGAAATACAGGGGCAAAGTCACTGCCTCTGAAAAATCATTTGAAGAAAGGCGTGACCGTTATTTCTTCAAAAAATTAGCGACGAAGTATGGGGATAAAGATATCCTCAATTACTTCGTCGCTAATTTTGTTTCTGACCCCAGAGGATACATAAAATCTTTTAGTGATGATATCTACACTCGTTGGAAGATACATCAAGAGTCTTTCTCTTATAAATTTAAAGAGGATGTCAGTATCGTTTTAGACGAAATTGCCCCTCCTTACGAAACAACTTTCGATAATATTTTTACTGCTCGTAAGGGACAACATCCTATAATCCTGAAGAAATATTTGTCTCGGGAGATAACACTAGAAACACTTGTTGTATTTGAACATTGCCTAGGTTTTGTTGAACGTTTTGACTCGTCGTTGAGCGACCCGATTTGGAAACAGACTAGAAATCAAATATTAAAGTACAGACCATTTTTAGAAATTGATTGTAAAAAATACAAAGGTGTTATTTTAAACACTATTAGGAGTAAGGTATGAGTTTTTTTAAGTCGGAACAAGTTCAGGCAAACTTGCAGGACATTTTCAGCACTTATCAAGAAATTGCATCGATGACCTCACAGTTAGGGTCGATGAATAAGAAAGAAAAGTTAGGACATATTGAAGACTGTAAAGTTCTTATTGATAAACAGAAAACATTTTACACACGTCTCTGCCTGGCATCGCATGAGGATACAGAGGCAGCAGACATGAAGACCAGAATCAATGCCCTGTCCCAGGCATTCGGGTACAGAGACCTTGCTGAGTGCATGGATGCCATGGTGCAGACACTTGAACAAGCGGCACAGAGGGAGGTTGACCGCGACTAAATAATGTGCTATCCTTACAGGGTAGTCAACCAATACAACTACACACAACAAATACGGAGAATACGATTATGTCTTTTGCATCTCTCAAAAAAGCGTCTACCGCTGGTAACACTTTCGCCAAACTGACGCGAGAGATTGAGAAACTGAACCAACCTGCTGCTGGTTCTTCTGCCGACGAACGTTTCTGGAAACCTGAAATGGACAAGTCTGGCAATGGTTATGCTGTTATTCGATTCCTGCCTGCTCCCGATGGGGAGGAAATGCCTTGGGCAAAGGTCTGGAGTCATGCCTTCAAGGGTCCTGGTGGACAATGGTACATCGAGAATTCCCTGACTACTCTCGGTAAAGATGACCCCGTGGGCGAACTGAACCGCGAACTGTGGAACAGTGGTCGTGATTCTGACAAGGAGATTGCTCGTGCTCAGAAACGCAAACTGTCCTACTACGCTAACATCTATGTTGTGCAAGACCCTGCACATCCTGAGAACGAAGGTCGTGTGTTCCTCTACAAGTTTGGCAAGAAAATCTTTGACAAACTGACCGAAGCAATGCAACCTGCATTCGCTGACGAGACTCCTATCGACCCCTTCAACTTCTGGAAGGGTGCTGACTTCAAACTGAAGATTCGCAAGGTCGAAGGTTACTGGAACTACGACAAGTCTGAGTTCGCTGCACCTGGAACTCTGGGTGGGTTTGATGATGACAAACTCGAAGGTATCTGGAATCAAGCATACTCTCTCGCAGAGTTTGAAGATGCCAAGAACTTCAAGTCCTATGAGCAACTGCAAGCACGCCTGAACCTGGTGCTTGGTAAGACTGGTTCCTCCCCTGTCGTTAACGAAGAGGAAGAGGAAGTGTTTGCAAAACCCATGCCTTCTGAATCCTGGGGTAAAGAAGTTTCGGACTTCCGAGAGAAAGCAGTTGCTGCCTCTCCTGTAGAAGATGAAGAGGACACCATGTCCTACTTCGCTCGTCTTGCTGAGGAAGACTGATGAAACTTGCACTCGCTGCTCTGATGACACTCTCTGCTCTGCCTGTTAGTGCAGAGAGTATTGGTGACCGAAGCAATCGCCAAGCATATCAATCCCAAGGAGGTTATGCTCGTGAGGAAAAGTGTTATCGGAATGAATATCGTGAAGAGTATGTTCCTGGCACGTCACAATCTCCTGGATATGTAAAGACTTTCCGAGAGCGAGTCGCAGTTCCCTGTGAGCGTCATCACGCTCCGCAAAAACCGCATCAAGAAGACAACAATTCCTGCATTGAAGGTTCTATTCTTGGAGGAATTGCTGGTGGTGGAGCGGGTGCTGCACTGTCCAGAGGTGATGGACGTTACTGGGCAATCCCTCTTGGCATAGTAGGTGGTGCTCTAGTTGGATGCCAGATTGATGGAGGGTGACCCCCCCCCCTAACCTAAATCGACCCTTGATTCCCAGGATCGGCGGAAAATTTCCCCGCCAATTTTTGGGTTTCTAGGGTTTTTTAGTATCCAGACCCACCAGAAGAACCAGAAGAACTAGAGGACGAACTAGAAGAACTAGAAGAAGTTGTTGCAGTGTCACTTGTTACAGTTGTAGTTTGTACAACACCTGCGGTTGCTACTGCACTTCCAGTTAAACTACCATAATCAAATGATGTAACTACTCCGATATCACTGGAGCGAGCAGCACTAGCGTAAACAGAACCCTTT